CCTGCACCTCCACCTTCTTTTTGTCCACCAGAACCACCGCCACCTACTACCATATAATCCATTGTATAACTTGCTATAAATCTTGGCCATGATCCCTGACTCTGTGCTTGAAATTGACTTTGCATGGACCACACACCACTTGCTTTGTTTAATTCTTTTGTAATTATAATTCCTGATCCACCTGTTCCACCATTATTATTATTACCACCACCAGTTCTTCCAGCGCCACCGCCACCTCCACCAGTGTTAGCACTTCCTGCCGTTCCATTTCCACCTTTAGCACCAGCACCTCCACCGCCAGAACCACCAGATCCTGCAGGTTGACCACTACCAGAAAATGCACCACCTCCACCACCACCAGCGTATGTTACTGAACATCCTGTTATTGAATTAGCTGTACCAGCACCACCAGCACCACCTCCTGCGGGACTTGTTCCAGCTGTGCCAGCACCTGTTGCTCCACCACCAGCTCCTCCATAATAATGAGGATCAACAGCATCATAACCTATTCCTCCATTATTACCTTGAGGGGGAGTTGTAGGGGGAGTGTTTCCAGAACCAGCTCCTCCAGGAGCACATTCATTAGATGAGCCACCTCCTCCAGATCCTCCTGGGTTTCCAGGTCTTTTAGGGGCGTCAGGGCTAGGACTATTTCCTCCTCCACCACTTCCGCCACCTTCAGAAGTATAAGTTGTAGATCCAATTACTAATGAAGAATTTACTCCATCTGTTCCACGATTATCTGTGCTTCCAGGTCCAGGTCCACCAGCTCCACCACCTCCAATTGTTGCAGGGATAGAACCACATGCATTTATATTATTAAATTCTCTATATCCACCTGCACCGGCACCACCACCAGCGGCACAATTTGTTCCACCACCACCACCACCTGCAACAATTAATGTATTTATTAATCTTGTTCCTGATTGTAATGATATAGATCCTGTAGATGTTTTAGATGTAACCGTACACTTCCCGAAAGAAGCCTTATTACTTTTACCGATTATTCCGCCGTTTGCTGAGCCTGAAGGACTAGCCATATCTTAGTTCTCCTTATACGGACACCCAAGCTAGTGCTGATGCATCCCAATTGAAATTATTTTGTGGATCTTCTGAATCTGTTGCAGTCCATCTTGTATTATCTTCATCCCAAGAAATCGTATATGTATCTAATGGATCATTACTTCCATAAGTTGTAATTGTTGGATAAGTTACTGGTGCTTGCCAATCATCATTAGCATCTAGTGCCCATGAAGCGTAAGGTTGTGGACTTATAAATTTATTTTTTGCAGCGTCATAAGTAAAACCCATGCCTGCATATTGTTTTCTAAAATTGTGATTGTAAGAAGTTTGTTTCCAAGTGCCACCTTTAAAAAAGTTAATACACCATGTTTCACCATCAATGTGTTCATCTGATGGTACGCAATCATTGCCTACAACGACTACTCTTAGGACTACGTTATTATTATCTAGTTCTGCGAAATGTGCCATAATTTTTGTCTCCTTAAAATTTATTTATACTTTATTATAAATCATTTGTCTATATTTTATACCCAATTACCATCTTTTACAAATTCATATACAGAGTTCATAGACCAAACACCTGGTGCGCTTGCCGGAACTGTATAGGCTGGTTCTTTAATAATTACTACACCTGGTCCACCTGTTCCTCCATTAAAAGGAGTACCAGTTCCACCTCCACCACCGCCGCCACCGCCGGTATTATTTGATCCATTGGCACCAACAGAACCTGATCCACCTGATCCACCACCTGATGAGGCTGGACCTGGTACAGGTGTTGTAGTATTATAAGATCCACCTCCACCACCTCCACCACCTCTTGATACAGGAGATCCTGTAATTGTATTTGCTAAACCTGATCCACCTGCTCCACCGTGTGATCTTGCAGGAGAATTAACTGAACCTGCTCCACCTGCTCCACCACCACCAGCTCCTGCGGGTTGATCGGGAGAACCTGAATCTTGATTGGCTCCAGAATTACCTTGAGAAGGACTTGTTGGAGGAGTATTACCTGAACCTCCCGGTGCAGGTCCACCTGTTCCGAATCCGCCTCCGCCACCACCAGAACCTCCTGGAACACCGTGTACTATTGGATTTGGAGCACCTGGTCCACCACCTCCACCGCCACCACCGCCTGTGGATGTTACTGTTGCACATCCTGCATAATTAAAAACTGAAGATGTACCAGAAGATCCTGTTTTAGCAGGAGTACCAGTTCCACCATTTCCACCACCCCCAACTGTAATTGTATACGCAGTAGATTTTATTACTGGAACTGCAGAACTTCTTGTTGGACTTGGTGTAAAACATCCAGAAGCTCTATAACCTCCGGCTCCACCTCCACCACCACCTGCACCTGTTCCAGATTTACCACCACCTCCACCACCAGCTATTACTAGATAATCTACGCTAGCTGTTGCTGCTGCTGTAAAAGTTCCTGAAGCATTAAATGTAGTTACTTGTGCTGGAGCACAAGAAGCCGGAGTGACTGTTTGAACTGGTCCGATAATTCCGCCATTTGCCATAGCTAATTACCTTCCTATGCGTCGTCTAATACTTCGTATGAAATAAATAAATCTAAGTCAGACGCCGCACTAGCTCCACCTTTAAGAATGTCACCTTCCATTAAATATATTGGTGTGTCTGATAATACTAATGTTGCGTCAGCAGGAACCGAAACTGTTTTTGCTAAGTACACTGTTGCACTTGCTCCTGTTGGTGTAATACCATCTGCACCTGCAGTTGTTAGACCATCTACAAATAATGAAACGTCTGCTGCTGCAGAACCATCAACATTAGCGACTGTAATTCTATTTATTTTTACAATTTTTTCTGCAGCTACTGTCATTAAAGTTGTAGTTGCTGTAGCTGATAAATTCCAACCAAGGTTACCACCTAAAATATTTGTTACTGCTACTATATTTGGGTTTGCCATAATTTATTTCCTCGTTTTTTTTTACCCGAAAATCATTGCCATTGCAATAGCTTTTCCTGTTGTTATTCCTGCACTTGCAAATGATAAAGTTTTACTACCATTTGTAACTAAAGCTTGTCCACTTGTACCATCAGAACTAGGTAAAGTAAAGTAATTTGTTGAACCTTGATTTCCAATTCCTGCTACATTAATATTACCTAAATCTGCTCCTACATCATAAATAGTAGAACCATCTGTATATACGATTGATTTACTACCTTGAGTAATAGCTACACCATTAGCAGCATGACCTGTATTAGCAAAAGTTAAAGCATGCGAACCACTTGTATTATTAAATAAAGTATAATCACCTTCTACAGCATCAGTAAATACATGAATAGCTGCTCCTAAAGCACCTGTAAATTCTATTACTTTATTGTGAACTTGATCATCAGCACCTTCTGATGTATTAGTAGTAGAATTATTAGATACTAAAGTTACATTAGCAGTTCCTGCAACACTTACAGCAACATATCCTCTTACTGTACTATCAATTCTATTGAAAACATAATTTACAAGATTACCCCAGTTACCTGAATTTTCTCCTGAAACTTGTTTTTCTAATTTTAGTCTAGTTGTATAAGCTGACATAATTATTTATACTTTAAAAATTTATTTATGTAAATAGTATATATTTGTATTGATTTGTACACTTAAATATTGGTCCAAGTTTCAGTATTATCATCTACAATTGGATCCCAAAATCGTAAATCTACGGGTATTATATTAGCTTGAATTCCAGTCATACTTATATTATTATTAGAATTAGGAATTATTGTAGCTAAATCTATTGTTATATTTTGACCTGTTATAGAGAAAAATCCTGAAGTAGAAATTGTTACAGAACTAACATTAGCATTAGCATTAATTCCAACAATAGGAATAAAGTTTTCTGTATCTGTTGTAATATTTGATAAAGCAGTAGTTATATTTTGACCAGTAATATCAATTGTATTAGCTGTTCCAGTATTAACAGAATTTAAAGAAGTAGTTAGTGTAAATTCAGGAACTACAATAGTCATAGTTCCTCCAGCTGCTATTGAATAAGTTCCAATAGATCCAGTTGCTTGTTGACCAGTAATAGAATTTGTAGTTGCTGCAGTTGTAACTACATTAGATAAAGAAGTAGTTGCTTGTTGACCAGTAATAGAATTTGTAGTTGCTGCAGTTATAACTACATTAGATAAAGATGTAGTTACCTGTTGACCAGTAGTAGAAAATATTACACCTGTACCTACAAGTACTAATCCAATAGGAGAATTCCATGCACCTTCATTCCATGATTCTCTACCCCAACCTTCACCAAAATTTAATTCGGATTGAATTTGTTGGCCAGTAATCGCAGCAAGTGTATCAGGAGATGTATTCCATGCACCTACATTCCAACCAAGTCTACCGTAACCTACACTAGCACTCATAAGGAATTTCTCCTTATGCTATTCTGATTAAGCCAGCAGATGCGTTAGCAGTTGGAAACTGTAATTCAAAAGTTCCGTTTGTAGAAGTTTTAACTCCTCCAAAATCTAAAACTGCAATTGCAGCATTAGCATTAGAATTATTGTACAGTAAAGCAGCTTGAGCAGATATAGTTGCATTTGGAAATGTAACATTATCAGCATCAAAAATTGCAGTAGTTCCATCTACAGAAATAGCTACACTAGTTAATGTCTTTCCACCAGTAGTGTAATTAGTTCCTGAGGCAGATATTTCATTTGTTGTTGCATAAGCTGCAGTTGTTGCATTTAAAGTTGCAGCATTAGTATATAGTGCACATTTAAGAGTTTGAGCAGCAAGGTTTCCACCAGGCGACATCAAGTCTTGTTTGAATACTGTGCAAATCGCTTGTGTTATTGCCATATTATTGTCCTCCAGTTAATGTGTTTGTACCAACAGGGCTACCAGGAAACTTATAGTCGGTTCTTCTTCTTCTCCGAGCTTCATTGTTAACAGTAGCAACTCTTGTATTATACAAATTTGTGTATATAGTATAATCTTCTAGGTTCTTTGTAAAGAGATTTGCTTGAGCTAAACAGCCAAATAATAAAACATCTGAAATATTTTCAGTATACCAATTAGTAGTATTAGTATTAGATAAAGGATTAATTTTTCCTTGATATCCTAATTTTAAAGTATAATTTTGATCTGGAGTAGGTGCTAAATATACTCGATCATCATCAAAATTAGCAAAATATTTAGGTTGATTTTGTAATGATATATCAGGCCAATATTCTTGACAAAAAGCTAAAGTTTTTAATTCTAAATAACTTACATTAGATCCTACAGTAATAGTTAAATAATTAAATAACATAGGCTCAATAGTAGTTGGAAGATTTACAAATCTATCTCCAGCTATTGCAGTAGTAGTTACATTTTCATTAAATCCAATAGGGTCTATATCTCTTGATAAAGAATCAAAAGTATTATCTATAAAAGTATCTAATTGGCTA